AAAAGATTAAAGAGTATGATATTGTTAGAAACATGCTTGGAGGGAAACTAGCTGAGTTTCTTGATAATGATGAAGAATTAGAAGGATTGCCGAATGGATTAAAGACAGCAATTAATTCGGTTTATGGTTTGACATCAGCTTCATTTGATAATAAATTTAGAGATCCAAGGAACATTGATAATGTTGTAGCGAAACGTGGAGCATTGTTTATGGTTGATTTAAAGCATGCTGTTCAAGAAAAAGGTTTTACGGTAGCTCACATCAAGACAGATTCAATTAAAATTCCTAATGCCACTCCTAGTATTATAGAGTTTGTTATGGAATTTGGTAAAAAGTATGGATATATTTTTGAACATGAAGAAACTTATGATAGAATGTGTCTGGTAAATGATGCTGTTTATATTGCAAAATACAAAAAGCCGCATAAAGACAAAAAGACAGGAAAAGATATTTGGTGGACAGCAACTGGAGCTCAATTTGCTCATCCATACTTATTCAAAACATTATTTAGTCATGAGGCTATAAAGTTTGAAGATATGTGTGAAATGAAAGCTGTCCAATCATCTATGTATTTGGACATGAATGAAGATCTAATTGATGTTTCAATGATTGAAAAGGCTTTAGAGAAATTAGAAAAAGATTACAAGTCTGGAAAGATTGATGATAAAACCTATATGTTTGAAAAAGACAAGATGACCAAAGATATTGCTAAAGGACACAATTATATTTTTATTGGAAAGGTTGGAAATTTCTGTCCAATCAAACAAGGATGTGGTGGAGGACGTCTTGTACGAGATCAGAAAGGAAAAATGTATTCTGTTACAGGCACAAAAGATTATCGTTGGCTTGAAGCAGATGTAGTAAAAGGGTCTAACAAAGTGAAAGACATCGATAAAGGATATTTTAAAAGACTTGTCGATGAAGCAGTAAATGATATTTCCCAATATACTGACATAGAATGGTTTACTGATATTAATTCTAATAATGAGGAAGTACCATTTGTAAAATGAAAGGAGAAAAACGATGGCAAAGAATGAAAAAAGAATCCCTGATATCTCAATCGAGGATGCAAAATTGTTATTTAAGAACTTTAGTGGAAAGGAGGGAAAGTTTAATCCTCCTGGAAAGAGGAATTTCTGCGTAGAGTTAACCCCTGAGATTGCTGAAGAACTCAAAGCAGATGGATGGAATGTTAAGAAAGCGATTTCGAAGTATGAAGGATCTGATGATCTTTTATATTTGCCGATAGCAGTTGCATTCGGGAATTATCCACCGAAGATTATTCTTATCACAAGTCATGGAAAGACAAAATTAACAGAAGAAGATGTGAACACATTGGATTGGGCTGATATTGAGACGGCTGATGTATTGATAAATCCGTATCAATATGAGGTTAATGGAACAAAAGGAATTAAGGCTTATTTGAAAGCTCTCTATGTAACAATTAAAGAGGACGAATTCGAGTCAAAGTATTATGATGTTCCAGATACAGCTGAAAATACAATTCATTGTGATCATTGTACTGGATGCGGAGACTGTCAACGAGCAGGAGAGGTATGATTGTTGAAGTAGATAAAAATCAAATAGCAGCTATAAACAAACTGAGATCTGGTTCCATCCTTTGTGGTGGGACCGGCTCAGGTAAATCTAGAACGGCATTAGTTTATTATTTTGAACGAGTTTGTGGTGGTGAAGTAACAAGTGATATTTTTAAAATAATGACAAGACCTAGAGATTTATATATTATTACAACAGCTTTTAAAAGAGATAAATTTGAATGGGATTTAGAATTAAGTCCTTTTCTATTATCAAGAAATGAAGATCTTAATATGAGTGGAAACAAAGTTATTATTGATTCTTGGAATAACATAAGAAAGTATGTTGGAGTTATAGGAGCATTCTTTATATTTGATGAACAACATTTAATCGGATCAGGAGCATGGGTTAAAGCATTTTATGCCATATCAAAACAAAATCCATGGATATTATTGACAGCAACTCCTGGTGATACTTGGATGGATTACATTCCAGTATTTGTTGCCAATGGATTCTATAAAAACAAAACGGAATTCATAAAAAGACATGTGATATATAATCGTTACGTATCTTATCCATTGGTTGATAGATATCTGGAAACAAAAAGACTTGTTTATTTGAAAAAACAAATATTGATAAATTTGGATTATGAAAAGCAAACAACGTCTTGTGAAGAAATAGTTTATGCAGATTATGATAGAGCTGCTTATTATTATGTTGTTAAAAATAGATGGGATATTTTTAATAACGAGCCAATAGTAAATGCTTCTAAATTTGTTCACGTATTAAGAAAATTAGTTTTCACAAGTTATGATCGAATTGCAAAAGTAAAACAATATTGCATAGATCATCCAAAGTCTATAATTTTTTATAATTATAATTATGAATTAGATTTATTAAAAGAATGGTTATCAGATTTAGATGGATATTCTATAGCCGAGCATAACGGATTTAAACACGAGTCAGTTCCAACAACATCTCAATGGATATATTTGGTTCAGTATAATTCTGGATCAGAAGCATGGAATTGTATAACAACAGATACAATGATATTCTATTCAATGAATCCAAGTTATAAGATTATGGTTCAAGCAGCTGGAAGAATTGATAGACGAAACACACCATTTGAAAAATTGTATTATTTAAAAATGTCCTCAAAATCACCACTTGACAAAAAATTGGAAAAAACTTTGTCTGAAAAGCGCGATTTTAATGAGGTTGAGTTCTTCGAAGAAAATACATGCCCTCTAATAGGAGAGAAAAGAAAAAAGGAAAATACTTAACGTATCATTCCTTACATTCTCTCTTGATATTTGCGGAGAATATTATGAAGAAAGAAAGTGAATTTCAAAGTAGTCTTATTAAGGAGCTTAAAGAAAAGTTCCCGGGATGTGTTGTTATGAAAAATGATCCAAATTACATTCAAGGAATACCAGATTTATTGATATTACACAAAAACAAATGGGCAAGTCTCGAATGTAAACGATCATCAAAAGATAAACATAGACCAAATCAAGATTACTATGTTCAAAAAATGAACGAAATGTCTTTTTCTAGATTTATATTTCCAGAGAATAAAGACGAGGTATTAAATGAACTTCAAAAAACATTTAGAAGTTGAAGAAGGTTCTCATGCATTTTGTTCTGCTAGCCAATACCATTGGTTAAATTACTCTACTGAAAAATTAATAGAGCGATGGAGAAATCATGATGCAACGGAAAGAGGAACAAGATTACATGAGTTTGCTAAAAATTGCATTGAGCTAAAAAGGAAACAAAAAGGCCGAGATACATTTGCCATGTATGTTAACGATGCAATTGGTTTTGGAATGTCGCCAGAAATTCTTTTATATTTTTCTCCATTCTTTTTTGGAACAGCTGATGCAATTCATTTTAATGAGAAAAAAGGATTTCTGAGAATTCATGATTTGAAAACAGGTGAAATACCAGCCAATATGAAACAGCTTTATATTTATGACGCTTTGTTTTGTCTAGATTATGATATAAAACCTGGCGATATAGAATACGAGAATCGTATCTATCAATCAAATGATATTTTTGTCGACAATCCAACATCGGATATCATTCTTCCGATAATCGATAAAATGATAACATTTGATAGAATATTAACAGACATTGTTTTGGAGGATGAACCATCATGAATGATATTTTGCAGCATTATGGTACAAAGCGACATTCTGGAAGATATCCTTGGGGTTCTGGAGAAGACCCGTATCAACATGAAACTGGTTCGTTTGCGGCCGAAGTTAGAAGACTTAAGAATGATGGTGTAGCAGAAAAAGATATTGCTGATGGCTTTGGAATGAGTATAAGAGAACTTCGAGCAAAAGTAACAATTGATACAGCAAACAAACGTCGAGATGATTATTACACAGCATTAAAACTAAAAGAAAAAGGATATTCTAATCAAGCAATAGCTGATAATCTTCATGTTTCAGAAGGAACAGTTAGAAATCTATTAAATCCGAATTTAACTTATAAAAACGAAGTGCTGAATAATACTGCAAAAATAGTAAAAGACGCTGTTGACAAAAAGAAATACATTGATATTGGTCATGGCGTTGAAAGAAGCATGGGAATTAGCAGACAAAAGCTTGATGCGGCTATTGATATTCTAAAAGATCAAGGTTATGTTGTTCAAAACATACAAGTTCCTCAAGCAAATAATCCTAATCAGAAAACAACTGTTAAAGTTTTATGTCCAGAAGGAACAACTTATCGTGATGTAGTTACAAATGCTGATAAAATTCGTTTAATTGAAGATCATACTTATGATGGAGGAAAGACTTGGCGTGATATTGAACCGCCAGTATCAGTTGATTCAAAAAGAATCAAAATAAGATATTCTGAAGAAGGTGGAAAGGATCGAGATGGTGTCATTGAGATTCGTCCAGGTGCAGAAGATTTAAGTTTGGGAAATTCTAGATATGCACAGGTTCGAATTGCTGTTGATAATAAATATTATCTAAAAGGAATGGCAATTTACAATGACAAACTTCCTGAAGGTGTTGATATTTTGGTAAATTCAAATAAACCAAAAGGAACACCAACAGAAAAAGTTTTTAAAGAAATGAAAAATGATCCGGAAAATCCATTTGGATCATCTCTAAAGATTCAGGGCGGTCAATATCACTATATCGGTAAAGATGGAAAAGATCATCTTAGTGCTATTAACAAAGTTAATGAAGAAGGAGATTGGTCAAATTGGAGTAAAGCCATAGCTTCACAGATGTTATCAAAACAGAGTACAGAATTGGCTAAGCAACAATTGACGTTATCTTTACGAGATAAACAGGAAGAGTTCGAATCTATTATGTCTGTAACAAATCCTGTTGTTAGAAAAAAGATGTTAATGGCTTTTGCTGATGATTGTGATTCATCTGCTGTGCATTTAAAAGCAGCACCATTTAGAAGACAAGGAACCCATGTGATATTGCCATTAAATACAATTAGTGACAAAGAAATTTATGCTCCTAATTATAAAAACGGAGAAAAAGTAGTTTTGATTCGATTCCCTCATGGTGGGATATTTGAAATCCCAGAACTTACTGTTAATAATAACAACAAAGAAGCTAAGAAAATAATGGGAACGAATCCAATAGATGCTGTTGGCATTAATATTAAAACTGCAATGATATTATCAGGAGCAGATTTTGATGGTGATACTGTTTTGGTCATACCAAATAAAGGTGGAAAGATATTAACAAAGAAACCTTTGGAAGGATTAAAGAATTTTGATACAAATAGTTATGCTTATCCTGATGGATATCCTCATAAGCCAATGACTGATGACCAGAAACAGAAACAAATGGGCCGTGTTACAAATCTAATAACTGATATGACTTTAAAAGGTGCTAATTTTGATGAGATAGCAGCAGCAACAAGACATTCTATGGTTATTATAGATGCTGTTAAGCATGATCTTAATTGGAAGCAATCAGAGATTGATAATAATATAGCCGAACTTAAAAAGAAATACCAAGGAAGATCTAATGCTGGCGCATCTACCCTTATTTCAATGGCTAAATCAGAGAAGAGGGTACCAAAAAGAAAAGAACAACCTGGCAATCAAGGAATAGACCCAAATACAGGAGAAAAGATTTGGAAGTATACTGGAGAGAGTTACATAGATAAGAAGACTGGTAAATTAGTATATAAAACAACTAAGTCAACCAAGATGGCCGAGGCTAAAGATGCTTTTGAATTGTCTTCTGGCACACCTATGGAAGATGTATATGCATCATACGCCAATCAATTAAAGGCCCTAGGTAATAAGGCCCGTAAGGAGACAATGGGGGTAGAAAAGATGGTGTATTCCCCATCCGCACACAAAACGTATGCCAAAGAAGTCGCATCTCTTGACAAAAAATTAAAAGATGCAGAGGCTAATGCACCAAAAGAAAGACAGGCTCAATTAATAACCCAGGCCAAGCTATCCATGGCCAAAAAAGACAACCCAGAAATGACAAAAGATGAACAAGGCAAGTTTGTTGATCAAACATTAGCTGCTGCTAGAAATAGAGTTGGTGCCGGGAAATCAAGAATCGTAATAGATGAAAACGAATGGAAAGCGATTCAATCAGGAGCAATCTCATCAACAAAATTAGATAGCATTTTAACAAAAGCAGATCTTGATTCTGTTAAAAAGTTAGCAACACCAAAAGAATACACAAATTCTTTAACTCCTGCAAAGTTAGCAAGAGCAAGTGCTATGCTTGATGCTGGTTATACTCAAGCAGAAGTTGCAGAACATTTTGGAGTTTCAGTTACAACTTTAATGAGAAATATTAAATCTTAAAAATGAAAGGAGTTCACATGGCTGATACAGATAAGTATTACTATATGCTAACGACCATTGACAATCCTTTCAACCCCCATACACAGTTTGACGAATGGTATGCCTATGATGTATCACACGGCTACAATTCTTGTGCATATTTGGATAAAATGGCAAAAGTTAGTGATGAAATGAGTGAAGAAGATTATCACGAAATAATACAAAAAGCAATTGATGACATTTGTAAAGAAAATATTTTAGGTTTATACAAAAAGATTTAAAAATGAATGTCAAAGCGCGAATCAAACGCTTTAATTTAATTGTCATTGCTTATTAAAAATTAAAAAATAAAAAATTTTAATAAAAAATATTAAAAATTTAAAAATTTTTTAAAAAACTGTCCAAAGATACGCTGGTCTTTAAATTTTTGGACAGTGGAGGGGGTCTTTAAGAAAATACACCCCCTCCCAAAT